CGGCAAGGCTGCTGAGATATTCGACGCCCCAGCCTTCAATCTCCCGCGACAGTTGGGCTTCGGCCTGAGCAACCGCGTTGGCGGCGTTCCGCTCGCTGATCGCCCGACTTTCACCCTCTGCGCGGGTAATGGCCCCAGACAGTTCCGCATGAGCGTCCCTGTATTGTTGCCAAGACGCCATAGCCGCAGCCGTGGCGTCCGCACCATACTGCGCCGAATAGGCTGACCAGTCGGTGTTCTGAAACTGAGCGATCTGCTGTTCGACCAGCTTCAGGTTGGTCCGGTGTTCGAGGGTCGCTTGGGCAAGTTCGGCTTGCTGGGCGAGGCTTTGGGCCTGCGTCTCCAGTGCGCGCCTTGCTTCCGCGACTTCCTGCGTCTTCCGGGTATAGTCCGCTTGCCGCAGAAGGTCATCCTTCAGGGCTTTGGGGATGCGGTATTTCACCCCGTCCCGCTCGATCTCCTCCGTGTCGTCCTCGGCTTGGGCCTCATCGGCCTTGCCTTCGGTTTCATCGGTGTCGATGTCGGCGGTATCGTCCGCTTCAACCTCGACTTCCGGCTGGTCGAGGATGGCATCATCCTCAACATCGACCGGATTGGTCGTGTCTTCGCTCATGTGTAGGGTCCATCAAAGGGAAAGGCGCGTCTCACGACGGGCCGGGCTCTGTCAGCCGGTGTAAAGACCGGCGGGCAGTCTGGTTTCGCGGTTCATGGCGCTCATCCGCTTGGTCTCAGCGTCAAAAGCCGCGATGTCGAGTTTCCGGGCTTCGAGGCTCTTGTCAGCCTCCAAAGCCTGATAGCGCTGCTGCATCTCCTGCAAGGCCGACTGGTAGCGCTGGACCACCTGCATGGCCTGCGGGTCAGGGCCTTGCGGGGCTCCCTCGCCCTCTTCCGCCATGCCCATCGCCTTCTGCATCCGTTCGGCGATCTCGTCAGCCCCCGGCCAATCGAGGTTCTTCACGAGCAAGTCGCCGATGATCGGGGCCGCATCCGGATAAGCGCGGATCAGCTCGATCATCTGCGAAGCCGCTTCCTGACGCATGGAGGCGAACGAAGGCCCAGCCGACACGGTCAGGTCGTAGCGGCCAGCGGTCAGGTCGTAGATTTTCACGATCTCCTCGATCTGGCCGGTGAGCGGGTTGCGCTCCTCCGTCCTGATCTCCTGATTCACCGGGCGCATGTCGGGCTCGCCGTCCTGACCGATGATCCGCAGCACCCTCGGGACGCTGTAGACCTGGGGGATCAGGTCAATCAGGATGCGGCCCGCGTGACGAATGCCGCGCGACAGGTTGTCGATGAAGTGGAAGGTCGCGTTATCGCTCTCCATCTGGCGGGCGATAATGGCCTTTCCGCTCGTCTCGTTCGACCGGGCTCCCAAGCTGGCGTCATACATGCCAAGCACGGTCTTGATGTCGTCAGAGGCGTTCAGGGCCTCTTGCAGGGCTCCCGCAGGCACACCAGCAAACGGCTGACGCTGAGGGGCCTCGGGGCCGTCATACTCGATAAACGCATGGCTCTGCGTGTTGGCAGTCGCCCACTTGTTGATGTCGGTCTCAAACGCACCCTTCCGCCCGATGAACGGGGTCTTCGGAGCCATCGCCACCAGTTCGGTGGACGTGGTGCGCCAGTAGTTAAACATCCGCTGAGCGTCCTTCGCCCCGCGAACGAGGCTGCGGAAGGTGCGCTTGCCCTTCAGCACCACCTCAGTCCCATAGACCGGGACGATGGGGATATACTTCCCCGCCCAATCCACGGTTTCCAGAACCTCAGCCCCGGACATAATCCGCTGCTTGACCTTGTGCGTATCGACCTCGCGTTCGGCCATGACCTGAAGGCCAACGGCGTCGAAGGCGGGCTTGTTCTTCTCGTATTCGTCGGCCTCGATCACCGACTGATCGGACAGGAGGAGGATGCGCTTCTTCGCCTTCTCGCGGGTCCAGTATTCCGCCACCTGCACAAAGTCGCCGTCCAGCCAAGGCGACGACAGGTCACGCCAGGCCTCGCTCTTCCAGTCCACCTGCTCCGCGCCGGGGTATTGGCGCTTGAACTGAGCCTTCGACAGGCTGTCTACCACAAAGCAATAATTCCAGTCCGACGAATCCGCCGCCGTGCTGTAGCAATCCCGATACACCGAAAGCGGGTTGCTGATCCGCTCAATGACGATGTCCTGATCGAACGTGTCGTCGGAGGTGTATTTGGTGTTGATCCGGAAATACCCGAAGCCGCCGAAGACCGCGTTCTCAAGCGCCGTGTCGTAGGCAACCTCAGCGTTAGACGATTGCTCGATATTCCGGATGATGCCGTTCAGAACCTCAGCCGTCTCCGGGTCGGCCTCGCTGTCCACCGGGTGAACGGTAATCCCAGGCTTGTTGCGCCTCGCGTCGTTGACGATCTGGCGGCCCATCGCGGCCAGCTTGTTGACCGTCAGGCAGGGTCGGCCTTCAAGCTCACGATCCCGGAGCACTTTCTCAGGCCACTGGTTCTCCAGCAAGGCGAAGTCGATGTCGTCCTCGAAGGCCTTGCGGTTGTGGTCGTCATGCTCGGCGGACTTCTCAAAGGCCTCTAGGGCGTCCTTGAGCGCGTCGGGCTTGCTGGCGTCGGAATCGTATTCCTTCATCCCATCCAGCCTCCCGCTGCTGCCACCGGCCTTGGCCGTTTCGCCACCACTGGCGCTTGATACGATACAGCCATCAACCCGAAGGCGTCCGCGCCGTGCGATGACCAGTCATGCTCTGGCCCCAGCCCGATCCCGCGCTTCTCGTCCCGCTTCTCGTGGTAGTGGCCAAGAGCGTCCCGACCGTGCGCCGTCTTCTCAGCGCTGAACCAGACCGAAGGCATGAGCCGCCGAACCGCCTCAATCCGCTCCGCAGCCGCTCCCCGGCCTTGGTTCGGAACAACCTCAACCGAGAACCCCGCATCCCGCAGAGCGCTTTCGTAGCTGACGCTAAACACCTTGTCCGACTGCGCGCCGTCATGGGGAAGCACACACAAGGCCGAACCGTATCCGTTGGCCCTCAGCCAATTCACATGCGTGGCCAGCGGCTGGCCCTGCGCCTCGTAGTAGTCCAGCACCCGAACCTCGCGCCCGATAAACTGGGCAATCCAGATGCTGCAGGCGTCAGCCTTGGCTCCCGTCCCGCCGATATCCCAGAACGCGCGGAACGTCATAAGCGGGTCGGCCGCCACGTTCCCGATCCTGCCCTCCGCCTTGGCCTGCGTCAGCGCGCTGGCGAAGTAGGCTCCGTCTGTGATCTCTTTGAAGCCGCCTTCCCAGATGTGGTCATACTGATCCGGGCGCTCTGCCATGTCCCTCAACCGCTTCCGGTTCAGAATGTCCGGGAACCAAGGATTGTCCCGCCAGTTCATCTCGATGACCTTGACCAGAGGGTCTTGGCTCATTCGAAAGCGCCGATGCGTTGCGCTGTTCTTGCCCTCCGGGTTCCATGTCACCCAAAGTTCAGAATCCTCCTCCCGAAGCGTCGGGTCCAGCTTGGTCCAGCCCTCTTCGGTGACTGGCTCGGCTTCATCAATCCATGCGATCCGAATGCGGCTTTTTGACTTCACGGAGTCAATGTTCCGATCCAGCCCGGTGAAGGCGTAGTCGATAAGCCCGCAGGTCGTCCGGATGTATTTTTCGCCGATCTCAAAGTGCGGCTTCAGCCAAGGCTCTTCGTTGATCGCGTGCTTGATCTCCTCCATTGAGGAGTCGGCCAGCGAGTTCATAAACTGGCGACCGCACAGGATAATCCCGCTCTCGCCCGCCCTAGCCCACATCACGGCGCGGACAGCGGTCATCTTGGCAAACGTCCGCGACTTCGCAGAACCCCGCCCGCCGTATGCCCCCCGAACGTCTGCTGGGCCGGTGAATACCGGCACCAGTTTGGCCGGAATCCGCATCTGCACCTTACTCAGGGCTCACACCCACCAGCTCGATGGTCGAGAAGTCGGCTTTGACCTGAGCGTCTAGGTCGACAGCTTGCCGGGGCTTTCCGAACCCACGGTCGAGAATGGAGTTTGCCGCCGCGACCCGCGCCGCTTCGCTCTCACCCGCCTTCATGATCTGGGCCAGCGTGGCGAGGGCGTCTTCGGTGTAGGCCTGAGCTGCAGCCTTAATGTCCGCCGTGGCCTTGTTGAGGGAGCCCTTTGGCCTTCCCGCGCCGGGGCGAGCGCCGCCCACGTTGCCGGATGATTTCCGCTGATTGTTTTTCACGGTCGCCTCTCTCGCCAGACCTCGCGGCCTCCTGGCGTCGATGCGGTTGGTGTTATCCGTAGTGGATGCGATTTTTTTGCGGAAATAATCCGCATTAGGTGTTGACCGTCGGGCTAATGTCCGTATTATCTAGACATCAACACGGGGCGACGCCCCACCTGACGAGGACAGACAAATGACCAA